AACAGGACATTGAATCCTTGAAATGGAAAATGAGTTACCTCGAAAACCAATTAACGGGGCAACTATGTGACGAAGAAATGGTGCTACGTCAGGAGATCAGCGAAATTAAGCAACTGCTTCGCTCGGTTGAATATCCCGAACGTCCGACCGATTCAAACTTTGAATGTTTTGGTTGTGGATCGTAACGGTATCGAGATTGATTTAGTTGCGAATTTAAAAACGAAAAATTATGTGGGAATATAAAACAGAAGAATTCAAAGTAGAACGAAATAGTGATAAAACCTGTGATGATATTTTGAATGAATTTGGTAGAGAGGGGTGGGAAGCCTTTTCAATTAAAAAAGAACCATACTTTGATTACAGATTACAAATAGGTAAATATAAAATACAGACCGCTAATATATACGAAGTTAAATTGAAAAGGCGTGTGGAATAATTTTATGTTTGCTAACTCATTTATTGGCGCACATTTATTTCGCTTATTAAACAAATCATGCTATCTTTGAAGCAGATTAATACACCGATGAGACAGATCGGTTTCAACAACATAAAGCCCTCTATTTGGTTTGCACTGTCTCTGCATTCCATTTAGGGGGTTAATTATTTATGAACCTTATCGATTACAATTTTCGCCTTAATTCGATCATTAAGGAAGGGATGTTAACGACAAACGAAATCGCTTTGATGTTTGTTATTATCAACCTACAAAACACGCTTAGATCGGATTTATTCGGGTTGCCTACCCGTACAACCTCGGCACATTTGAACCTATCCAATCCAACCTATTACCGTACTTTGGAAGGCTTGCAAACAAAGGGATTGATAGCAATTTTAGAGCAAGGAAAGAAGAATCAAGCACCAATTATTCGAATCACATTCGATAAAAAAATTTTAGCGAATCCGTTTAGTATTTCACAATTCGAAACGAATGCGATAAAAGAAAATGAACAAATGCTATTAAAAAATTTTATCGAATCCGTGCACATAAATAAGAAAGAAGAAAGAATCAAAAATAAAGAATCTACTAATAGTAGTAGTAGTATTAAAGAGCCATTTCAAAATTTGAAACCAAGCGATTGCAAAGAGTACATTAACGAGCAATTAGAACTGCACATTCACAACCTCAAACAAGCAACCAATTACACGGTTGAACAAATACGCACCGCAGTCGATACCTTTGTGAACTATCAAGAACTTGAAGCAAAAGTGTATCACTTCAAAGCCGATTCATTCAAACACTTTGCGCACTGGATAAAACGCATTGACCTGAACAAGATCAACAAACCAAAAGAACAAAAGCTCGATTCCCGAAACATGACAGCAGACGAAATCGCTCAGTGGGTAGTCGAGAGAAAATTCGGAAAACAACCTTAAAAAAAACGATATGAAAATCAAAGAAATGCAACCAGCAACCCGAGCGGAATACCTAACAAAACAACTGCTCAAACTGTACGATTACTTCAACAACAACGTAACCGTTGGAGAAAACATCATGCGACAGGTTGAAGCGTTAGAGGAAGATCTTGAAACATACACCAACCTAACAACCGACCAATTCGAGCAAGCACTAAGGAACGGACGTAAGGAAAGCATGGAAGCTTTTAAGCCTTCCATTCGATTGATCGTGCAATGGGTATCGAACTACGTTGTACGCTTCAACAAGTCAGAGCAAAAGATTACGCACTCAGGAACAACACTTACACGCAACTACCCAATCGAACAGCGCAAAGCGTGGATCATTTCAAGCTACCGTCAATACCACGAAGAAAACAAGGACATGACCAAGTTTTACGACTTCGGTGCGCCTACCTATGAGGCAATCTACAAGTACTGCGGTTACAACCTTTCAAACGATCAACGTGAATGGTGTTTCGAAATGAGTAAACGTTTATCACTTTCGCAAATGTTCAACGCATTTCTAACCCGTGACGAAAGCGACGAGTTCAGAAACAACGCAACTGCCTGCGCTTACGCTTGTAAGTTATTCTTTGATCAGTTCCCAACGGAAACCGATTTGAGAACGCAGTTAGGGTATTTCGATAACGTTTCCAAAGATCACTTTGTAGCCAGTTACGAAAAGACCCCATCACTTGTAGCGTACATGAGAAAGAAGAACGAAAATAATTTTGGACTTTCTTAAAAAAAAACTTGCACAATTAATTTTTACCCTTATCTTTGTAATACCAAAAACAAACAAGCTATGACAACAATGTTTTCAAAATCAGTAGAAGAAAGAGCGATCAACCTAATCATCGCAGGTGTTGACCCAATTGAAGCAGTTAAGCAAGCATTAACCCAAGATACTCAACTTTGTGAGGAAATGATTGCACAAACAACCGATCGAAGCAAAAAAGCAAAAACACAAATTTGCAAAAATGTTTATGGTTTAATCCACATAAATTCCTAAGCTATGAACCTAACAGATTGGCTTACGCTCGAAACCGAAGACGGGGATATTGAATTTAAAGTACTCGTTGATACCGAAGACACACACGATTGGGAGATCCTCGAAGTAAGGCGCAACGGTGAACCGTACGAACAAAACGAATCCGAATTTTCCATGATGTTAGATATGGCGGATGAGTGGGCGAAAGAAGCGGAGCAGGATTATTACGACGATATGCGAGAAATGTTCAACGATGATTAAAGCAAAAGTCAGGTAATGCGTAATAAGAAAACGGTATCTTATCCTTAGGTGGTTGCATTGTTGCAGGTTCGAATCCTGTCCTGACTGCTAAGTAAAGGTTCTCGATTTAATAGACTTTTCAAACTTAATAACCAAATCGATGACAGCTGGAAAGACAGCAACATAGTCAGGTGGCGGAATGGTAAACGCTGATTGTGTATTGGAAAAAAGATCGGAGTAAGAAAGTGTTAGGTAGCACCTATCAACGCTTACAAAGGTGGAAGCCTCAGAAAATATGCAATTAATGGTGTACAACAATACAGGTTCGAATCCTGTCCTGACTACAAAATAAAACGATGATTAAACGCTCAAAATACAACAATAAAAAAACTAAGGTCGACGGTATCACCTTCGATAGCAAGAAGGAAGCCGATAGATACGTTTTTCTGACGCTTAGAGCGACGATCGGGGAGGTACTTGACCTACACCTCCAAGTACCTTTCGTTTTCGCCTTAGAAGGCAAAAAAATGTTCACGTACAAAGCCGATTTCGTTTACTACGACAAAACGCTAAGTAAGACGATTATTGAAGACGTGAAGGGAATGCGAACGCCGTTGTACAAATTGAAAAAGAAACTAATCGAGAACCAACACCAAATTACAATTACGGAAACATGACCCATCCATTTGACAAATACAAGTACAATCGGTTCGGCTTTGAAGTAGGTCAGGAACTGGAATGGTTTGAGTGGCTACACAACTACCGTGCATCGCTGAAAGAATACCGCAACAAACTGAAAAACGAACGCTTTGAGAATGAGGAAGTAATGAAGCGGTTTATTGCAGTCAAGGAAGAGTTAATCCAAATATCGCAAACCATCCATACCTTTGCATCCAAGATAGCATTCCGACCTTACCACAAAGCTTTTTTAAAATCCACAAAAATAGACAGGGTGGAACTATTCAAGTTCAAAAGTATCCTAATAAAAAACTATGAACAGAGCGAAAGTAAAGACGCAAAGTATTATCTTTCAATTATCAAATAAACTGAACGACAAACAATTCATTAACCCATAAAAACCAAAATTATGAACCAAAACAACAGCATCACAATCACATTTAAAGTTCAAATTGATGAAGTTAATCAAACCATTGAATCGGGATTTCCGTATCATGGTGACGCTGAAACACTTGAAAAAATTGTATTTGAAACAATTAATTGTTTATACAGTTTAGGATGGAGTCGTGAAAAGACTAATGAGGCTATCAACAAATTTACATTCTAACCATGGAGACAACCAAGCACGGGCGTAACATCGTATCAATCAGGTGCAAAGACGGAGATCAATTTTTGATGCTATCAGACCTTCACTTCGATCACCCGAAATGCAGACGTGACATTCTGCAAGAACACATCGAGAAAGCCATTAACCTGGGAGCGAAAATCCTGATCAATGGTGACTTCTTTTGTATCATGCAGGGTAAGTACGACAAACGTGCAAGTAAGGACGATATTCGCCCCGAGCATCAAGGCGGGAATTACTTTGACTTGGTTGTTAACGAAGCAGTTGAATGGTGGGCAAAATATGCCGACCATTTACTTTTTGTGGGCTACGGTAACCACGAAACCGCAGTGAGTAAGCGACACGAAATAGACCTAACCGAGCGGTTTGTTTCTTTGCTGAATTACAAGACGGGTTTAAAGGTGTTGAATGGTGGGTACGCAGGTTGGATTGTGTTTAACGTTTATCGAAGAGACGATGCCAAAACGTACCTCAACTTCAAAGTGAAATACCACCACGGCCACGGTGGCGGTGGGGTGGTAACGAAGGGAGTAATCCAACACCAACGGATGGGCGCACAAGTTGACGGTGCAGACGTTCTTTGGATGGGTCACGTTCACGAATTGTATCACCACATCAACATCAAAGAAGGAATACAAGGGGTTGCACCTTACGAGGTTAAGCAACGCATTCAACACGATATTAGAACATCAACCTACAAAGACGAGTTTACCGACGGGGCGTTTGGTTGGCATATCGAAAGGGGTGCGTATGGTAAACCGATAGGCGGTTATTTAATGCGATTGAATTACGTTAGAGATAGAAAAGAAAAAGAGCGTAATTACATTAACCCCGATTTTCAAGCTATTTATTCAAACATTTAAAAATATGGAAAACGAAAAGTATGTAGGCAAAGGTTGGGCAAACCAGTACGGTGTAAAGGTTCAACTGAAAAAACAAGATTTACTCGATTTACCCACCAACCAATACGGGGATATTGAAGTATTTGTAGGTCAGCGCAAAGAGGTTGATCAAAAGAGCAAAGCAACGCACTGGGTAAAATGGAAAGCAAAGGATGCACCGATGCAAGCACCGAGCGAAATTCACCCTGCATTAACCAAGGCAGGATTCGTACCCGAAGACGACGGGTTACCTTTCTAAAATTTCCCATTCAATAAGTATGCACCCACTGATCGCAGACGTACTCCAACACCAAAGTTATCGCAAATCCTGCTATGACATTGTGAGGGGTACGCACTTCGACGGGGAGGACTTATACCAAGAAATGCTACTTGCACTACTTGAAAAAGAGGATGCAAAGCTTTGGGAGGTATGGCATTCGGGAGGGCATCGGTGGTACGTGCTATCATTAATCTACCGTTTGTTTTTGGGTAAGGGTTCGTTGTGGGATCAGAAGTACCGTGATCGGTTGTTACGTGTTGACGTTGACTGGACACGTGTTGAAGTGATCGCTGAAATCTACGACCATGAAAGCGAGGTTCAAACATCAAAGCAAATGGAAGCAATTGAGGAAGCCATTGCTGAACTGCATTGGTACGAACGTAATTTGTTTATGGTTTACGTTGAAGCCAAAAATATGCGACGTATCAGCACATCGACTACTATACCATACAACAGCATAAGATTGACCATTAACACGGTTAAGGACAAATTAAAAAAGAAATTGAAATGAAATACCGAATTATTCAATTTAGCGAAAATGAATTTTGCGCCCAAATAAAAAAGGATTTGTTTTCAAAATGGGAATCAATAGATACGCAAATAATTTCATTAAGTTATTATCATATCAAGCCAATCGTTAAAACATTTGAAGAAGCTGAAATGATTATTCAACGTAGGAAAGAATGGTTTGAGTTAAACAAACAATACCCTAAAATTCACGAAATAAAATGATTTACTTACAAATATTATTCATTGCGTTTTTCTCTGCTTGTGCAGGAGTAACGATTACCAAGCTTACGGGTATTGGCGACAAGATAGGGTTCAAGCCATTTAACTGCTTTGTATGCCTTTCGTTTTGGACTGCGGTGGGTTCGTTCTTTGCAACGGTAGAACTGCCCGTGTTGAGCCTGTTTGCTTATTCTATTGGGTGCGGTTTTATCGCTTGTATCATTGCTTATTTTTTAATCGATAGGATTTACCGATGAAACAAACAGCAGTAGAATGGTTGGTTGAACAAATAGAAAATTATAGAGCACTTACAAGAAATAGTGCTGAAAAAGTTATCAGCCAAGCCAAAGAAATGGAGAAGGAACAGATTAGAAGAGCGTTCTGTCATGGTGAAGTTGCCCGTGATCGAATTGACTCAATCGAATACTATAACGAAACTTACGGCAAATGACAACACCAAACCACTATAAACAAAAGGTACAACCGATTGACCTAATTGAAGCGTTTGACTTAAACTTCAACCTCGGAAACGTGGTTAAGTACGTAAGTCGTGCAGGGCGCAAAGGGGATACCTTAGAGGATTTAGAAAAAGCGTTTTATTACCTTAAACGAGAAATGCAGAAATATGAAATTAGCTAACAAAATGACCGACGAACAGTTGAAGCGGTTAGAGCCATTGTACCCAAAGTGGGTTCAGTTCCAAAACGAAAAGACGTTGCGCCTAAGTGGTGAGCAAGTAGCGTTAATGGGTGGTGTATGGAGTGAGGTAATGGGTAAACGTTGGACGGGTGGATGCCAAGCGTGCACCGTTAACGCATTCTCGACTATCATGAACCATTACGATGCTGAATTAGACCTAAGACACAAAGCCATTCACGAACAAATCATTCAAGATGCCACTACCGAAAAGAAACCAAGACGAAAGCAAAAGTGAGTTCTTAGACCGTTGCATGATTAATACAGTCATGAAAACGGAGTATGAAGACCCAATCCAACGGTTAGCGGTGTGTAACGCTTTGAGCCGAAAGGAAAGTTACGCAAAGTTTGAAAGCCATTCCGATTACCCCGAAGCGGTAAAGAACAATGCCAAACGAGGGATTGAACTTAACGAAAAGAACGGTAATCAGTGCGCCACGCAGGTGGGCAAAATTCGTGCAACGCAGTTGCGTGATGGTGAGCCTCTAAGTGTATCAACGATTAAAAGAATGTACTCCTATTTGAGCCGTGCAAAGACGTATTACGAAACGGGTAAGCCTACTGATTGCGGTTACATTTCCTACCTTCTTTGGGGTGGTTTAGCTGGGTTACGTTGGAGTGAAGCAAAGTTGAAGGAGTTAGAAAAATGACTACGGAAAAAGAAAAGGACGTAATTGAACAGGCGATTGGGGCGGTTGAGTTATACGCTACCATTGCCAACTTGCTTATGGATATTGCAGAAACTGCCGACCATGTGAGCGTGGGCGGTGCTACCGATTACGAATTAAAGCTTATGTGTATGCAGAAGCTAAAAGAGATCGTTAACAAAATTGAAATATGAAAATTGAAAAGTGGAAAGTATCGGAGGTTAAAGCGAACCCCAACAATCCAAGGGTAATTAAAGACGATAAGTTCAAAAAGTTGGTTAAGTCGATTCAGGACTTTCCCGAAATGTTAGAACTGCGCCCGATTGTAGTTAACATTGACGGTATTGTTTTGGGTGGTAATATGCGATTGAAGGCGTGCAAGGAAGCAGGGTTGAAAGAAGTTCCAGTGATCAAGGCCGAAGATTTAACCGAAGACCAACAAAAGGAATTTATCATCAAGGATAACGTTGGGTTTGGGGAATGGGATTGGGAAGATTTAGCGAATAATTGGGATGCCGAAGAGTTGACGGAGTGGGGATTGGATTTACCGACTGATTCTTTTATTGAAATGGAAGCGGTTGAGGATGACTTTGAAGTTTCCGAAGATGGTATTGAAACGGATATTGTGTTGGGTGATTTAATCGAAATTGGTGAGCATCGTTTGCTTTGTGGGGATAGTACTGATAGCGACCAAGTTGCTCGGTTAATGAATGGGGAAAAAGCTGACATGGTTCACACTGATCCTCCATATGGTATAAACTATAAGTCTAATAAACGAAAAGATGAATTTGAATATATAAAAAATGATGATGTAATTGATTGCGACTTTTTGCCAATTATCCCAGTAAACAAAAATGTTGCTTTTTACATTTGGACAAGATGGGATGTTTATTCGAAATGGATTGATTTAGTTTCGCAATCTTACAAAGTTACAAATTGCATAGTATGGGCGAAACAAGCAGGAGGGCTCGGTGATTTGGAATCTTTTTGGAATCAGCATGAATTTGCAATATATGCTGTTAATGGCAAAGTTAAATTGCGTGGGAAAAGGCAGGGAAATTTATGGGAAACTCAAGATCATAGAAGTAAAGAATATATCCATCCAACACAAAAGCCAGTTGAATTACCAGCACGAGCAATTGAAGCAACTTCGGACATTGGTAATATTATTGTTGATGTATTTTTAGGAAGTGGCTCTACAATGGTAGCTGCACATCAATTGAAACGCAAATGCTATGGGATGGAACTTGAGCCGAGGTATTGCCAAGGCATTATTGACCGCATGAAAAAGTTAGACCCATCGTTAACCATTAAAATAAACGGAGTATGCCAAGCGGAGAAAAATTAAAAGGGAAACCACCAAAAAACGGGTTCGATACCAATTCAGAAAACATCAACCGAAATGGAAGGCCAAAGCTATTGAAGAACGTAATTAAAGACACGTTCCTGCAAGAGTTCAACGTTAGGTTAAGCCATTCCCAAGCCAATGAAATTATTACGGGAATACTTGGAATGACCCGTACGCAGTTAATGGATTACGCAAAGAGTGACGATGTACCGTTTTGGATTTCCATGATTGCAAAGAAAGCCCAACGTGATTACGAGCGTGGTTCAATTCACTTGATCGAGGTGTTGATGGATAGGGTATACGGTAAACCGAAGGAAACCGTTGATACTACCGTAAGCCTTCCAAAAGCCGAAATACAGATTGGGTTGGTTCAAAGTGTTACACCGCTTTCAAACAGTGAGGATGCAATTATTTTGGATTGATGTTTCAAACGTCTGTCATATTCGATCGCAACTACAATTCAACTGCCGAGGTTATTGTTAACCAAGGCGGGACCAGTTCGGGCAAAACTTACTCGATATTACAAGTGCTATGCTTAAAAGCGATTGCCGAAAATGACCAAGTAATTAGCGTTGTAGGTCAGGACGTGCCGAACCTTAAAAGCGGTGCGCTCAGGGATATGCAAACGATTGTAGCAAGTTCGCCTGATATTCAAAGTTGGATAAAAGGATACAATGCGAGCGATCGTATTTACACGTTTCAAAACGGTTCAATCATTGAATTCAAAAGCTACCAAGATTCGCAAGATGCAAAGAGCGGAAAGCGTGACTATTTCTTTTTAAACGAAGCCAACGGAATTAGCTATGAAATCTATTCCGAGCTTGCAATGCGTACAAAGAAAAAAGTGTTTATTGACTACAACCCGAACGCTCGGTTCTGGGTGCATGATAAATTGATAGGTAAGGAAGGCGTGGAATTAATCATATCAGATCACCGACATAACCCATTTTTACCCGATATTATTCGCAAAAAGATTGAAGCGATTAGGAGCGAGGACGAGGAACTTTGGAAGGTGTACGCCCGTGGGATGACGGGTAAAATTGAAGGGTTGATTTACCGTAATTGGGGAACGATTGGAACGATACCGAGCGATGCTCAGTTGATTGGCTACGGGATGGACTTCGGATTCACCAATGACCCGACCGCAGTTGTGGGAGTGTACCGTTACAACGGTGAGTTAATCATTGACGAAGTAATGTACCATAAAGGGTACACAAATCAGGACATTAGCCAATATTTTACCCAATCGGGTATAGATAGAAGCGTTACCATTGTAGCGGATTCAGCCGAACCGAAAAGCATCGAGGAAATCAGGCGCATGGGTTGGAGGGTTGAAGGCGCAAACAAGGGGAAAGATAGTATACTAAACGGCATCGATATATTGAAACGATTTCGCTTTAATGTAACGAATAGGTCCAGTAACTTACTCAAAGAATTGAATGCCTACAAATGGAAGGAAAAGGACGGTAACGCTACCAACGTACCGATAGATTCATTCAATCACGGCATGGATGCTTTGAGGTATTTAGCATTAAATAAATTAGCAGAAAAGAATAGAGGAAAATATGCGATACAATAACATTTGGAAAAAATTAACCGTAGGTCAGTATCAACTTTTGGCAGACCTCAACCACTTGGAAGGGTGGGAGTATATGCGATCGGTTGTAGCAATCGTTGAGGGTAACGGATTTGATGCCGTTGATAATTACCCGTTGATTGAATTACGTAAACGGTACGAAGCCATTGCCAAGCAGTTGGAGAAAGAGCCGTTCAAACCGTTCAAATCATTCGTAAAGGTTGACGGAAAGCGATACTACGTTACACGATTCTTTGACGAAATAAACACCGCTCAGTTCGTGGAAATAAGCGAGTGGAATAAGACAAAAGAAGACGGTGTAAAGAACTTGCATTTGTGCGTTGCATCGCTTCTACGTGAAACGAAGTTAGGTTGGTTTCCTGAAAAGTACAACGGGAAAGACCATTCAAAGCGTGCGACGTTGGTGAAGGAAAAGATGTTAGCTGTTGAAGCGTTGGGATTGTCCGCTTTTTTTTTGGCCAGTTGGGTGAAGTTGCTCGAAGATTTACCAACCTATTTGGACAAGGAAATGCAGACGTTGAAGGCGGAGATGGACGCCCTGACCTTGGAACAGGATTCACCGAGCGTTACGGATGGATTGTAGTCATTGATCGGTTAGCCGGTAGCGATGTTCTTAAATGGAGTGAAGTCTTTGAATTGCCAGCGATGGAGTTCTTGAACTATGCGAGTTACCAAGTTGAGAAAAGCAAGCATGAGGCCTTTGAAATAAAGCGTAGAGCGAATGGGTAACTTTTCAGGATTTCCCATTTAATAAGTATGGCATTTATCGAGTTTAACGATGTGAGTGGTGCGTTCAATCCTGCGGTTAGTGGGTTTGGTACTACCGACGTTGACCAAGCTTTTGAAGGTGTTGAAAAGGAAATCGTCGATTGGTGCAATGAGCAAATCGAACTTTTTAGAAAGCAGATTGATGCAAACAAAAGCCGTGCGACGGGTAACTTACAGCAATCTTTAATTGTTGCACCGATTAAAAGGTTTGGCAAAGGTTACGAAGTAGAAATCGAAGCACCTGCGTACTGGAAGACATTGGAGTACGGGCAAAAAGGAACGGAAAGCAGTTCAAAAGCCCCTAATTCCCCATTTACCGTGAAGGAATACCCGAGGTTGGAGGATATGGTGAAATGGGTACAATTCAAAGCGATGGCGAGCGGTAAAAATGATGTGTATTCTTTGGCTTCACGTGTACGTCGAAGCATTTACAAAAAGGGAACGTATGCACACCCATTCGTTCAACCAACGCTTACCGAAAACAGATTAAATGATTTAGCGCAAAGGGTTGCAGAATTTACCGCCCAAGCGATGACCGCAGTGATTTTTAAATGATATGGCAATAACGATTATAACCCAAGTAACTGAACCAAGGTATTCACCTGCGGGCAATCCGTTGGTATACGTGGTTGAAAGTGATAATAGCACCGAGCCGAACTTTCGATACGTTGCAAATGTTTCGATAAATGGAAACTTGGTAGCGAAATTGAAGACGGTACCGAGTGTGACGAATAGCAACCGTGGAAGGTTTAATTTTCAAGAAATCGTACGCAGTTTCTTCGATGTAATTCCACGAATTGGGGATGGTTCGATTGTCCCTGCCGAAAGCTTTGGATGCCCTACTCAGTACATTTCTTTCGATGTTGAATTCGATGAAGAGTACACGGGTGGAGAACCAGCGCCACGGGATGCCGAAACCGCTATTATTTACAATGGGGCTTGGACTGTTTTTGACTTTGCGCAATTTCCTTACTTCAAAGGTAACTACTGGATAGATGGCGATGCTTTTGATACTCGATTACCATTAACTAACCGACCACAATCAACCAAGGCTTATGCTAACTTTTCAAACACATACAATCAAAGCGGAAACCTTTACTTTCTTTGTAATAAACAAGTTGAGCCAAATATTGATGCAATACGGTATCGGTACTATTACGAAAATGGTGATGTTTATCGTGAATATACGATTCCAACGGTTAACGCACAAAGCCATGCATCGGATGAGGAAAATGAATTCCACCTTATTGCAGTTCCATTTATGCCTTTCGATGTTCAAAATATTTCAGGTTCAATAACATCAGATTTTCTTCCGGGGTCTGATTCTTTCCCAAGCACTGTTTCAAGTGATAAAAATTATTACACGGTAACGGCTATGCAAGAATTTGACGGTTCAGTTGCGTCGATTGAATACACGGTATTATTAAATGGTGAGTGTACACGTTTTGAATTTACCGAGGTACATTTTGAGAACCAGTTGGGTGGAGTGGATTCTTACGTATTCACCAAGCCAAACCGAGAAAGGCAAAGCATCCAAAGAACGGAAGCGAGCCGACCTTATTTGACGGATGGCTTTGAAGGTAATAGTGGTATTTATGGAGGTTACACTAATTTTTCCAAGTACAACGCCCAAGTAGATTACAACAAAGAGTTTACCGTTTCTTCTGATTGGTTGACCGATGAAGAATTTGAATGGTTAGCGCAAATGGTACGTTCACCACGTCTTTGGTTACGTAAGGCTTTTAATACCGACGAAGGGGTAATTGATTACTTAGTTCCCATTTTGGTAACCGATACGGCTTACAATGTTTGGAAGCGTGACTTCGATCAGTTGCACACGCTCACCATGACCTACAAATTTACCTTTGACGAATCTACTCCGTTATGATAACAGAACTTTACATAGACGGGCAAAGGTTGGATTTAAGCGACGATATTGATATTCGCTTAACCTATTCCATTACGGACATAGAAAACCCCGTAGAGCGCAAAGGAACGGTTAGCAGAACCATTGAAGTTCCAGGAACACCGCATAACGATAACGTGTTTGGTTCGATTTACCGCTTCGATCAGTGGGTAATTGGATTTGACCCGAGCGTTCGGGTAAATGCTTTTGTGTTGCAGAATAGTGTTGAGGTGTTTAATGGGATTGCTCAGTTGTTAGCGGTTAAAAGTGACGGCCAATTTAAGACTTACGAAGTCGGTTTGTACGGTGAAAATGTGAACTTATTTAAGCAGTTAGGCGATAGTGAATTGACTGACTTAGATTTTAGTGAGTTGAACCACGAATGGGAGGGGGCGAACGTGGTGGATGCTTGGTTTAATTCCGTTGGAAGTACGGGCAATGATTACTATTACCCCGCTATTGATTACGGTCAAGCGAGTTTCACACGCACCCAAGCCCCTGCACCTTATGCTGACGTATTTACTACGGGTGATTTTTACCCCGCTATTTCGGTTAAAAAGTACCTCGATAAAATTGTAAGCGGTGCGGGATTTACTTATGAAAGTGACTTCCTTACCTCGCAATGGTTTAAGCAGTTGATAGTACCGTATGGCGTTAGTGGTGTGCCCTATTTGACTCAGGAACAAATGCAAGGTGCGTTATTCTACATTGGTTTGAGTGGTGGTATTCAGGACATTGCAGACGGTACGCTTCAAAAGGTAAGCATGGCAACCGATACGCCCGCTCCGTTCTTTGATGGTGGCGGTTATGATACCACAAATAAGCGATACACTCCACCTTACAATGCTGATTTTAATATTCAAGTACGAGTAAACGTTCAACCTAACTTAGCACTTGGATTTGATCAGACGGTTAAAGTGTATGTGCGTAAAAATGGAACTACATTAACGCAAATTATTGAATACACATGGGTTGCAGGTGGAGGTTCAACGGCACAACAGTTGAGCGGAATTTTACAAATGACATTAACCACTTCTGATTACGTTGAAGTATGGATGGATTTTTCAGTTGATAGCGGTTCGCCAATTTCTCCTGCTCCTTACGTGCGTATTTTTACCGATGGTACGTATTGGTTGAATCAGATCAGTGGAACGCCATTGATGCAACCTGGATTTATTTGGGACATGAACCAAACGATTATTCCAAAGATTAAGCAATCCGATTTTCTTATGTACTTGGTGCGTATGTTCAACTTGTTTATCATGCCCGACAAGTACGACCAAAAGAAACTTTACATTGAACCGTTTTCCGACTTTTACGATACTTCAAATTACCTCGATTGGACGGGATTATACGACGTTGAGAAAGGTTACGAAGTAGTGCCATGTGGTTACATGAACCCGAAGACGTACAAGTTCAATTACAAGGATGCAGGCGGTTACTTCGAGAAGCGTTACCAAAGTGCGTACCAATCGAGTTACGGTTCACGTACCTATATTAGTTCAAATGAGTTCAGCAACGGAGAGCAATCCGAAGACGTTGGATTTGGTAATAGCGTAATGGTTGGATTTTCACCAAGCCCACGTATTTACGCACGCTATTACGACATCGATAATAAAGGAAGTTCAGTTGCTGGCGATGTAGCGTTGGACGTTAAACCCGTTACTCCCAACCTTCGTATTCTTTACCATGAGTACATTGAATTTCCGAGCGATACCGAGTTTGTTTTCGAGGGTACTGAATACACCAGTTACCCATACGCGGGCAATTTGGATAATCCGTACAACCCAACAAAGGATTTGTGTTTTGGAATACCACGGGAGTTGTACTACCAATCGGACGAAACGAGCGGAGCGATTTATAGGTACACCAACAACAACTTATTCAATCGCTTTTGGTTGGATTACGTCAAGCTATACACCGACAAAGACGCTAAAAAAGTAAAGTTATTTGTGCAACTTTCGGCAGTTGATATTCTCAACCTTGATTTCCGTAAACCGATTTACATCAATGGCACTTTGTTTTACCTTTTATCGGTAAACGATTACGATGCAAACAGCGACGAAAGTACTTCAATCGAACTTTTAAAAGTATTGGACTTAGCACCATTTGAACCTACCGTTTTCCAATTAACGGGCGGTATCGGTGCTTTCATTTCAGACGAACCTAAACCACAATTAATTACTGAATAATGGCAGACATAGAAAAGGATATAGTATTACGAGTTAAGAGTGAAACCGACCAAGCCACGGGGCAATTCAAGAACTTAAAGCAGGAATTGCGCTCGATTGAAAACGAGTTAAACAAGATGGCCGAAGCAGGCCAATCGGGAACGGAAGCGTTTAGGAAACTGCAACAAAGAGCAGGGGAGGTTAAAGACCAAGTTGGGGATACGAAGAATGCAATCAAAGCTTTGTCATCCGATACGTTCAGGTTGGATGCGTTCGCTCAGGGTGCGCAAGGTATTGCGGGCGGTTTCGCAGCTGCTCAGGGTGCGATGGCTTTGTTTGGTACGGAAAATAAAGCAGTTGAGGAAGCGATCAAAAAAACGCAGGGGGCAATGGCTTTGCTCCAAGGGGTGACGGCAATTACAAACATCCTTCAAAAAGATAGTGCGTTTTCGTTAATGTTTATGAGTAAGGCGCAAGCCGAAAATGCAGTAGCGACAAACGTAGCAACGACGGCCACAAAGGGATTTTCCCGTGCGTTAATTGCCACGGGTATCGGTGCTATCATTGTTTTAATTGGTACGCTTGTAGCTTATTGGGATGACCTTAAAGAAGCGGTTGGTGGCGTATCAAAAGAAACTGAAAACTACATTGAAGTATCTAAACAAGATACAGAACAAGCGCAGAAAAAATATGATTTAACCAAGGATACCGAGAACATTCTAAAATTACAAGGTAAGTCACAACGTGAAATCTTAAACATCAAAATTAAGGAAACCGACGCAATTATTCATGGAATAAAGGCTCAAATTCAAGGCCAACAAATAGCTGCAAAGCAAGCGATTGAAGCTTCTAAACGTAATCAAGAAATTGCCAAAGGTGTTCTTAATGCAATATTACAACCAATCAAGGCAATTACTTTAATGGTTGACGGATTAGTTAATGGTTTGGTTTCGGCAGCTAACGCATTTGGTGCTGGCATTGATTTTAAATTAAATCTATCTACATTCGACCAATTACTTGCAGAAACAATTTTTGACCCCGAAAAGGTTGCAGAGGAAGGAAAGAAAACCGAAGAGGAACTACAAAAATCACTTGACAAAATAACTAACGAGCAAGCGGGTTTCAAATTAGAAATCCAAAAGATGGATGAGGAAGCTTTAAAAAAGCAACAAGAAGCGGAGAAAAAAGCGAGAGAAGCAGAAGAAAAAGCACGCAAAGACAAAGAGCAAAAAGACGAAGAACTAAAAAAGAAATTAGAACAAAACGCAAAGGATTTTCAAGAGCGCACAAACAAAGAATTTGAGGATAGCAAAAAAGCAAGTGATGGATACTACGACCATTTAATAAACAATGCGAAATTAAACGGGCAAAGTACCGAGGAATTGGAGTTGCAGAAATTGCAAAACCTACTTCAAATTCAAAAGGATTACGGGCAATCAACTGTTGAAATAGAAGATCAAATCGCTTTAAAGAAAAAAGAAATTTCCGATAAGCAATTAGAACAACAACGTGCTCAACTTGAAATCCAACGTCAAGATTATTCTCAAAGCTATGACCAAATAAAAACCATTTTAGACAATGCGTATAAAAATGGATTGATTACTCAAAAGCAATACAATGAAGCAACCCAACAATTAGACACCGCACAACTTCAAGGAAAGATGGCGTTGACCAAGGGCGTTGCAGATTTGTTTGGCAGTTTATCGGATGCGTTAGGGAAGGAAACAAAAGCGGGCAAAGCACTTGCAACCGCCCAAGCTTTGATCAATACATACCTTGGTATTTCGGAAGTGTTAAGAGCAAAGAACCCGTACCCCGAACCATTTGGAACGGCGGTAAAAATTGCCAGTGCTGCAACAATCGGTATCAATGGATTTAATACCGTTCGCTCAATCAACAAAGTTCAAGTGCCAGGTGGTGGTGGTGGCGGTTCTGTTGGTTCAATGCCTAACCTTTCAACCGCCCCGTCCGCAATGGCTACAACTACACCAACCATCGGAAGCACTCAACTTGAACTTGATGCACAGGGTAATTTAAAACAACAAACAGTTAGAACCTACGTACTTGAAACCGATATATCAGATAAGCAAAAACGCTCACAAAGATTACAAAGAACCGCAACATTAGGAAAATAATATGAATACTTACAATGATTTACCCGTTTACTCATTAGTGGTAAACGATGACGAAGGCACGGGTGTTGACTTTGTCGCACTCGTTAACGCTCCTGCAATCGAGCGTAACTTCCAAGCGTTCAACAACCGTGTGAAGTTCACCGCTAACGAAGACAAAAGGTTAGTCACGGGCCCGTTAATGATTCCTGAGTCAATGATTTTCAGACGTGACGAAAAGTTTGGTGAGTATTACGTAACCTACACCGC